GCCGCCGGGCATCGTGAGCGTCAAGGAGGACGAGGACACGCCGATGGCGATGGACTCCTACGAGAAGGTCAAGCAGAACTGGAGTCTCAAGGAAGGGGAGCGGCACCGCGCCATCGTGTCGATGGGGGACTGGCAGTTCACGCCGCTCGACCCGGGGTACCAGGACCTCCAGTTCATGGAGCGCAACAAGCTCTGGATACAGAGCCTCGGCGCGGTCTTCAAGGTCAACGCGCCCTACGCGGGCTTCGACTTTCAGGAGGGGAACAAGGCGCAGAACGAGGCGCAGTCCGAGGCCTACCGGCAGCGCGGATTCGCCGTCCTCATCCGGCAGATGGAGGAAGCCATCAACCGACAGCTCATCTGGACGGATATCTCGCCGGAGCTGGAGTTCGAGTTCGAGACGGTGAGTACGACCGAGGAGCGGAAGGCCGAGGCCGAGTTTCAGGACCAGCTCGCCGCGGCGGCGGAGTCCTGGGATAACCTGGGCCGCGACGTCACGTACCGGGACGGCCGGCTCGACATCGAGGACGGCCCCGTCGATGCGCCCGCGGACGACGGCGGGAACGGCGGCGGGCCGTTCGGGTTCTCGGCGGACGCGGACCTCGACCTCGAGAAGGCGGTCGCCGTCGAGGCGGCGATGGAGACGCCGGCCGTCCCGGACGACCCGGCGGCCATGGCCGAGTGGCAGTCGTTCCTCGATAGCATCAGCCGGCTCGGCGGGCTAGTCGAGTCGCAGGCCACCGGGCAGGTGTGGCCCGAGGAGGGCGGCGACTCGCCCCTGGCGCCGGCGGACGGCCTCCTCGTCCACGGCGTCAACCGGACCATCGTGGAAGGCCTCCTGGCCGACTACGGCCGCCTCGGCTACCGTGTGACGGATGCCGAGCGGGACCGGACCCGCGCGGGGGAGCCGGCCGGGACGGCGAAGGACGAGGACGAGACGACGCTCACGACGACGGAGGTCGCGGCCCTGGACGACTCGCTCCTCACGGCGTACCGGACGCAGATTCAGCCGGCCTCGCTCGACGACATCGAGAAGCGCGTCTGGACGGACTCGGACGCCGTCCCGGACTACGTGCAGGAGCGCGTCACGCGGGCCATCGACGACCTCGGCGCGGTCTTTCAGGACATGGAGACGGTCCCGTCCGCGACGATTAGCCGGCTGGAGGGTATCCTCCGGGAGAAGATGACCCAACCGCAGGGCTGGAGCCTCGATAGCATCGTGGACGAGATGGGGGACGTCTGGCCGGGCGTCAGCGAGGACAAGCTCGAGACGGTCGCCCGGACGGAGACGAGCAGCGTCCTGAACACCGCGCGGGAGGACGGCTACGAGGACCTGCCCGGGGACGACGAACCGCGGTTCTACTGGCAGGGACCGGACGACTCACGGACGACGGACGCCTGCGAGGACCTGAAGGCTCGGACGAACACGACGCACGGCGGGACGCCCGTCCCGATGGACGACCTCGTCGCCATCGAAGCGGACGTGCAGCAGGAATACTTCCCGGACCTCTCGTTCCGGCGTCATTGCCCGCACATCAACTGCCGCCATACCTTTGTGAGGGAAACGGACGCTCTGGCGGGGGAGGGGGGGTTCTAACCGTGAATTTTACCTTACTGCCTCGCCACACATTTAGACATGGCGCGGGAATACCCCTGGCGCGACGAGACGCGGCTACGAACGGCGTACGAGGAACTCGGTTCAATCGAGTCAGTAGCCGACGAGTGGGATGCCAGCACAGCGACAATCTATACCTGGATGGAGAGGTTCGGGATAAAGCGGCGGAACTGGGGGAGTCCCCCAGACGACACGCGGTACAAAGACGAAGGATGGCTACGCGAGCAGTACCGGGCAAAAAAACGCAGCACGAACATGATAGCCGACGAGTGCGGGTGCTCAAGGGAAACTATCCGCAGATGGCTAGACAGACACGGTATCGGGTCGCGGAGCGGTTCAGAGGCACAGCGGGTCCGTATGGAAAACGACCCCGAGTGGCGGGAGCGTCTCACAGGTCTCGGCGCGGATGCTATACGGGATATGAGCGCCTGGGAGCAGTGGGACGGACAGGAGCGCGAGGCGTTCCGCGAGCGGCTATCCGAACAGCGGACGGGGGAGGGCAACCCGATGTACGGCGTGACGGGCGAGGACCACCACAGTTGGAGAGAGGATACCGAATACGCAACTATCTATCATACGCCGAAATGGAAACGTATACGGCACGAGGTATACGAGCGCGACGGGTACTGCTGTCAGGTCTGCGAGGACCCGGGTGCCGGCCCGCTCCACGCACATCACGAGACGCCTATCAGCGAGGGCGGACAGCCCTTCGCGCTCGACAACCTCGTTACGGTGTGCGAGGCCTGTCATTACGCTATCCACGGCGGGTAAGTGCGCCGCCCGAGGGAGTGAGCTAGTAGATGCCGCCCGACGAGTCCGGGGAGGCGGGCGACGACTACCCCTACGAGGATATCGACGGCGCGTGGCTCCCGGGGCCGGTCCGGGTGTGGGTCCGGGACCTGACGTACAACGAGATTCACGCGATGGAGCTAGGGTTCGTCGGCTTCATGGCCGGCGCCGGCCTCCGCGCCGGGTTCACGGAGGCGGTCGCCGCGTTCTCCATCGCGGTCGCCGGCCTCGCGTTCGGCCTCAAGAAGGCGCCGGACGACGCGCCCGTCGCCCAGCGCGTCATCAAGCGGGAGCCGTATTACTTCCTCGTGGTTTACGTCCTGTCGGTGGCCGCCGTCCTCCTGACGCCGCCGGTGGTGCTGTGATGCCGGGGACGAACCTCGCCGAGCGCATCGATTTCTTCCAGCGCGGGGCCCACCAGACGAACTCCGCGCTCGCGGTCGCCGACCGGCAGGGGCTGTTCAATCTCAAGGGCGATATCACGCTGCCGACGCGGCAGGACCACGGTATCTACAACGTCCAGCGGCGGGCAAACGGCGGGACGATAGGCGTCGATGGGGAGACGTACCGGCTGGCGACCGACGACGCGCAGGCCGGGAGCGTCGCCTCCCTAGAGACGGCCCAACTCGGCGTCTACCGCTCCGGCGTCTCTAACGAGGTCGCCGCCGGCGTCTGGGTAGACCGGCGGCCGACCGGCGACGGGGAGGTTCGTATCGGGTACGGGATGGACGTGGAGGGCGACGGCATCTACCACGTCATCTCGGCGGACGACTGGCTCGTGAAGTTCGAGAACAAGAACCGCGAGGACGTGGACGTCTCGAAGAACGCCGGCGAGTGGAAGCGCGGGTACGTCACGGAGAAGCGTGACAGCAACGGGGACCTCCAGGGCCGCGTCTACGGCCTGGACCCGCTAACGGGCGGGCGGGACAGCCGCGTGGCGTGGCGGCCCGGGGAGGGCTACATCTACGGGCTCACTATCGGCTGGTACGGACCGCTCTCGACGCTCGTGTGGCTGGACGCGGTGGCGGACCTGCGCGGGCGGTGGGCGCAGCGCCGCATCCCGCTGTTTCTCTACCGGCCGGTAGAGGACCCGGCGTTTACCGTGCCGAACCGCCCTATTCACGTCTCGGTAGATAACGGGAGTACGGCGGAGGCCGTCGAGGCCCGCGTGGGCGGCCGGCAGTTCAGCGTCCAGGGTCACGTGGACCCGAGTCCGGAGCCGACGTTCGCCTCCGCGGTGGACGTTTCACTCCCGATGGACGGCAGCGGCGTCGGCCCGAAGGACTGGTATCCGGTGGCGCTGTTCAAACGCAAGCCCGGCAAATCCGGCGCGGCAGTCGGCGTGGAGGACGTGTCGTTTAGCGCGCCGAACGAATCACTCGCCGTCCACAGCCGTATCATCGAGCCGCAGTACCTGAGCGGGACGGACTGGGAGGCGCCGGACGACATCGCCGAACGGCAGACGGCCGTGACGTTCGACGTCAAGTCGGATACGAGTACGCGGGTCGGCGTCGAGACGTGGACGGACGACAACGACGGCGGGAAGGTGAAGCCGCAGGGGATGGCCTACCGCGGCGACCACGTCGGCGGCGGCGGGCAGTTCGAGCCGGCGACGGGGGACCTCGCGGGCGACCTCCGGTTCCCCGTCGTCCGCGAGGTGCCGACGGTTATCTTCGCCCGGACGCGCTCGGCGACGGGGGACGACGTGGACGTGCTGTTAAAGGTGCAGGAGGTCGGTGCGTAACGCATGGGTATCGAGACGCGGGCGGACTACGAGGCCGTGGTCTAGGAACTAGCGGCGGACGGCGCGCGGTCCGAGCGGCAGCGGGAGGTGGAGGCCGCGTTCGGGCAGGACCTCCCGACGCTGCTCCGTGAACTGAACGAGCATACGGAGTCGAAGGCCGCGATGCTCCGTCGTATCAACGAGAACCTGAAGGCGAACGGCGTCCAGGCGAAACTGAGCCGGGGCACCCTGTATAATTGGATTGATGACGTCATGGAGGAGCGTTAGTCATGGTCTCCCCCCCCCGGTTCGCGGACCCGGAGTAACCGGCGCGTCCGAGGTGCGCGCGGTGCGGGCCAGTCGGTGACGCGCGCTCACGACCGTTCCTGGGGCGAATTTCCGCCCGGTTCCCTGCCCACAGCGGGGATAGCCGCGGCGCCCCCGTCCTGAACGGCCGCGTTCAGGCGGTCGTACTCCCCGCCAGTAGCCGTTGGAGGCGCTCTACCCTACGTCTTTCCACCGTGGAAACCTTTATATGGCTCCGGTGGCTTAACTGGAGTGTAGCAGGGAACCATGACGGACGATATCAACACCGAGGACGACTTCCAGGGCGAACACACGACCGACCTCAGCGGCGAGAGCGTCTCGGACCTCATGGCCCAGGTCGGCGAGGACGAGACGGACGCGGACGAGGAGCCGGAGTTAGTCACGGACGGCGGGCAGGCGGTCCGGACGTTCCGGTTCGAGGACGGGGACGAGACGGACGACGCGGCCCTCACGTTCACGGTCACGGACTCCTACGAGAACCGCTACGGCGACGTCAAGGCCGCGGTCCGGACGCCGGCACCGTGGGATACCCCGGACGACGTCACGCCGGCGAACGAGGTCGTGAAGGCGCTCCCGTGGGGCGAGGACGACGCGGACGGGGACCGGGACGGCGCGCACTACACGTTCGACGAGGACCGAGAGGCGTGGACGCTCGACCAGGACTACCTCCGCGACCTGGCGGAGCGGGCGCAGGACGCCGGCTACGAGTGGGAGGGCCGCGCCCGCGGCGAGGCCGCGGCGGACGAGACGGAAGCGCAGGAGCAGCTCCGCGCGCTGGCCGCGGCCGCCGACGAGGGCGACTACATCCGCGTCACCTACGCGAAGAAGAACGGCAACGGCCGGAACACGTACGAGGGCGCGGTCGAGCGAGCGCAGGTCGGCGAGGACCCGAGCGAGGACGAGGCCTGGGACACCCGCCGGCGCAGTCGCACGGTCGTCCCGCCTGATGTCGCATCG